AGCAGCAACAGTACTGTTAACCTCAGGTGCTAAAGCAGGTTCAGCTCCTGTAAAAGTTAAAGTATATCCACTTCTATCACCTTCAGCAGTACCACTTTCTGAAGTACCGGCAGTTAAATCTAATGCTCTTTCTTTACCTAGATACCAATATTTACCATTGTTATCTTTAGCAACTGCAACAAGTCTATTTTGCGCTAATAACAAGATTTCGTTTCTAGTATTAGCTTGTAACTTGTTTAAAATTATTGTTAATTCAGGAGTGAAATATAAAGTACCATTTTGAACGTTTGATGTTACTGCTTCAGTAAACATTGATGTTCCTTTTGTTAACTCATATTTATAAAACCTCTTTCCTGTTGCTTTTGTCAATGCAGTAATTACACCACTTGCTTCAGTTGTTGAAGTTACATCCGAACTAGCAATAAAATAAACTTCAGTAATTCCACCTAAGGAATCACGACAATCGAGGGTATATCCCTGTGTTAATGCACACGCCATTTTTATTTATTTTATTTTATTTAAAAATGGGGAGTATATTTCAACTCCCCTTTATAATTAGATAGCTACTTTTACGATTTCATCAGGGAATGCAATATTCACACCCATTTTGAATTCTGCTGCAAAACGAACTTCGTCAGCTTCTTTAGCAAAGAAGATTTCAAATTTTTCTTCTTCGTTCAATAAGTCTGTACCTAAGAACAAGTTGCTTAAACGCATTGCGTAAACATCATTAGTTCCGTTCAAGCCATTTACTGCAACCACTTTGATTGAAGTACCCGGCAATACGAATTCACTATCAGCTTTACCATCAAAAGCATAGTTGAACATATTAGCGTTCTTCAATGCAATAGTGTAAGTTCTGAAAGTATCAACTCCGCAGAAGATAGTCATATCGTCAGCAGAAACTACTTTAGCAGGGATTGCTTTGTAAACACCGTCAAATAACGCAATAACGTTAGTTGCAGTAATAGAAGTTAAAGGCGCACCTGAAACATAACCTGAAACGTTAGCGTCAACAACTCCTGAAGCAGCACCAATCAATTTGATTAAACCATCAAACTTGTTTAAGTTACCGTTAGCTGAACCTGTATCACCTTGCCAAATAGCAGTTTCTAATTGAGAAGCAATAGTTTTAGCTTTTCTGTCAGAATAATCTTGCTCAAATGGAATAGAATCATATTGGCTACCTGTTGGTAAAGCCTTCTGTAAATACTTAGCTTCTAATGCCTTAGGACATAAAGACTCTTGTACTTTAATTTTACCTACTGTTACAGTTCTTTGTGTGAAAGAAGTTGTACCTGATGCGTTCCAACCGCAAGTTCCACCTGCTTGGAAAAAGGCATCTGTATCCATAATGTTAATGGTTTCTGCTGATTTAACACCAACCATTACGTTACCTGCGCTTTTAATTAAAGCAGCAGTTTTTGCTCCTAATACTGAAGATGAAACCAATAATGCTTCGTTCTCTTTAGTATAGTTTGTTAATGAACTTACTGAAAATGACATTTTTTATAAATTTATTTGTTTAAAATTGCGTTTCTATATTTTTCCAATCTTTCGAACTTACTATCATTAGTAGTTACATAAGATTGAAAAGCGTTTGCTGATTTTTGAGTAGGTTCAGCAGTTGGGGTGTTTGAAAGTGCCTCTACTAATTCAGCTACTTGTGCAAAACCTTGCTTTACTTTACTTTCTAATTCAGCAATCTTTGATTCTAATTGACTTTTTTGTGCTTCGAAGTCTGCTTTCAATTCAGCAACCATTGCAGTTGTATCTTGTGCAGGTTCAACAGGTGCAGCAGGTGCAACAGGTTCTTCCTCGATAACGTCTTCTTTAGGTGATGCTATTTCTACGATTACACCTAATTCATCAACTTGGATAATTGTGCCATCCATTAATTGATGTTCGCCTTGTGGAGCAGGGGTACCATCAGCTAACTCTACCATACCACCAATTTCCAATGCCGAAATCATAACCTTAGTACCATCTACTAAAGAATATTCAGACATTTCTACCTTTGTAACTTCCGGAGCAGCAGGTGCTTCAGGAGCAATAGGCTCAACAACTTGTGGCATATCCTCGAATAATGCCTTGATTTGTTTTAATGCTTCTTTTGGATTCATAAATATTTTAATATAAATATCAGTATTGTTAATATATTATCACTTAACCGCTTATCCTTATTATTTACCGTTCATCACAATTTTTAAAAAAAAGTGCCTAAATGTTTGGATTGTGTTTAAAACCTGTATATATTTGCTATGTAATCAAATGACCAACACTATGAGCCACAAGATTCTCCCCCCTCCGATTGAAGTTAAGATGTTTCTACTTTTAATCGTTTCTGCTATCGTTTCAGTATTTATTCAAATTATAATCAAATAAACAAACACTATGGAAAATTTAATCAAAAAGTATGAAAGTTTGGGTTTTCACCTTTCTGTAAAAGAACAACCAATTATTGTTGGGTATTGCGTTAGAAAGGTTAGTAAGGCAAGATTTAAAAAGCCTTTATTTAATTACAGATTTAGAAGCGTTGAAAGAATGCTAGAGTTTTGCAATGAATGGATTGAGAGAGTTGAAAGAAACATAAATGCAGAAAAAGCTAGAAAAGAACAAAAGAAGTTAGCTCAACAAAATATGAAACACAATTTTCAGGTTGGTCAGGTTCTTTACAATAGTTGGGGATGGGAACAAACTAATATTGATTTTTATGAAATTGTAGAAGTTAAAGCAAAATCAATTTTAATAAGAAGCATTTGCAAGTTTTTCCCTGAAAATCAAAAAGGAAATATCAATAGTATGGCAGGTTATGTTGCTCCAATGAAAGGTCATTATAACGGTGAACCTCAATTAAAAAAAATAAATGTTTCTGTCGGTTATAATGGAAATGTTAGCTACTACATTAAAGCAGAACATGGTTGTTTCTGTGAATATGCTGCGAGTCAGGAAGGTGTTTACAGTAGTTGGTATGCTTAATCAAATTAAAATGAATAAAATAAAATATAATTCACTTGCCCTTGCTGCTGAATATCATAAATATCAGCAGTATGGGGTTAAGCCTTATCTGTATCATTTGCTAGATGTGTGGTTTGAAGCACAAAAGTTTTGCAATGAAAAACATATAAAAGGAACAAAAGAAGATATAATCCTTTCAGTATGCGCATTGCACGATATTTTAGAAGATACAATACTTGATGAAAATAAACTTAAACTAATACACAAAGAAGTCTTTAATTCCGTTAAACTATTAACTAAAAAGCCACCATTAAATAAATATTATATTGAAATATCTAAAAATGAAATAGCTTCAATAGTTAAACTGTGTGATAGAATATGCAATATTAGGGAGTGTATTAAAAACAGGGATTATAATAAATTAAAAAAGTATATAAATGAATCTAAGAAATTCAAAATTATATACTCTGATTTTAATAAGCCATTATCTAATAAACTAGAAAGACTTTATTTAAAAGGTAAATTGATTAGTATTTTTCGTATTCTTCCTTACTAAGCATTTTTCCTTCTAAAATCGCCTCTACCAATTTGTTTGGTGCGCCTTGCACTTTGTAAGGTTTCGCACCTTTTTCTTTAGCTTCATAACCGCCTTCAGGGATATTTCTAAAAGCTACCTCCTCAAAACTGTTTTCAAAGAAGACTGCTTTCCCATTGGCAATTTCACTAAGTAGGTTCTCATTTCTCATATATCAAATGTACTAAATTTTATTTACTATTTCAAAAAATTACTATAATATTTTTTAGATTCTTGCTCTATTTTTTTTCTTTGTTTATCATCTTTCCCCGCTACCAATACACGATATTTTTCGTATAAATCGTGACCCTTGCCACCTTCAATACCCACTTCTTTAGCAATTTGATTATACTTTGCTTCGCCTAGTATTCTTTTGGCATTTTCAGGCTTTTCTTTGGCATAAATCATTTTAGGTGTATTTACCTGTATTTCTGCAGTTAAGCCATTAGAGGTCTTTATATTTACAATATTGCCACTATATCCTAGTGGATTAGATTCGTGGGATTGTGTCTTAATTCTACCATTTCCACCTGCAACTCTAGGGTCATTACTAAGGTCTTTTATTATATTTTGCATTGCTACGGGGTCGTCAGTAATAATTGTATTTCTTACTGAATCTTTTATATTACCTAGATTTCCACCTTCTTCTGTATTTGTTTTCCTTACAATAGAATCTGCTGATTTCATATTAATAGGAGTAACAACTGCACCGTATTTTTCTGCTAAATCTTTACCTAATTTATCTACTTCAGGAGCAGCTTCTCGTGCTTTAGAAACTAAATCTTTTACTTCCTTATCTTCGATAGATACGGTTTTAATATTACCTGTTGATTCTTCATCACCACCTCCTTCAGGTCTACGACCACTTCCGGGACCGCCTAACTCAACTTCTTCTAATATTTTATATATTTCATTCATCACCTGTTGCTCTTTTGAAACCTTTGGAGCGTAATTAAATATGCCTTCAATCGAAAATCCGTTAACCATTCCGGCTTTTACTTGCTCCCAAACTGAATCATTTTCCACTAGCATAGATACGAACCAACTTCCGTCAGGTGCATCTTCGAATCCTTTCATTGGTTGTATGCCTCTACTCTTATCACTAATAAAACTTTCAAAAATTGTAACCCCTGTTTCAATTTGGTTAGGGTCGTGCATTAGGTTGACGTTGTTTTGATACCCCTTCTTAAAATACTTTTGCACAATCTTAACAATTGTTTCTTTAGAAAAAGCAACATAGTAATCGCCAAAACTAGCGTCACTTCTAAAAATAGGAGTGTCAGCCAACATAGCGCAACCGCTAATAATACGCTTATCTTCGCTAACAATTTGAAACTTCTGCTCATTTTTAAACGCATTCCAATTCTTTTGAATTGCCGGTCTATCCACTAATGAAACGAATTGCACTTCTGCATCGTCGTTTAAATCTTCAGATATTTCCAACATATATAAAGGTAATTCCATACTCATAAATATATTATTTTTAAATATTAACTAAATCTTGCTCTTTGCTTTATTGCTTCAACTCTTTGCTGATTACTTGTTACGTCGTTCTCAATAACGTATGCCCTTACTGCTTGGTTCCCCATTTGGTTAATTGACTGTTGACTAATGTTTGTAGTCTGCGCTTGTGGGGTTGGTGGGGTCATAGGTGCCGACGATGACATACTAGGCATAGAAGGTGCTGAAGCACCACCGCCACCACCGCCCGGTGTCTTAACTGCTAAGATTGATTTAACATTCTTAATACCACCCGCTACGGCTACTCCCGCTGCAACCGCTCCCAATGCAGGACCATATACCGGAATACCTGCCATAGCTTGATAAGCCTTTTGTGCTGCTAAGTATGTATCTATTGTTGCTTGTGCTACGGCAAATGCTTTACCGGCTGCGGTTTCCCTTCCCATTACATCTGAAAGTCCACCAAGTAATGCGGATATTTTTTGTGCATTTTCTATTTTGGCTGCCGTTTCTGCTTTGTCTATTTCAATTCTAGCTTTTGAATTTGCTTCTACTCCTGCCTTATATGCGTCTTCTGTTATTAATCTTCTCTTAAATGATTGCTCTAGTAAAATATCTTTTTGGTCTAATAAAGTTTTTTGGAACTCAAGGTCAGAAGCAGCCTTTGTAATTTCTTTATCTAACTCAGAAATATCGGTTTCTGCTTTTTTAGAATCACGCGTTAATTGTAATGCGTCTAATTCTGCATTCTCTTTTTTCTTAAGTTCAACTTTTAAAGCTATTCTTCTTTGCTCATTATAGTTTTCATTTTTATCAATATCTTCATATTGCTTTTTATAATTTTCTTCTATTTGAACTTTAGATTTTTCATATTCGTCCTTGATACCTGCTAACTTTAAATCAAGTTTTACCTTATTTAATTCAGCTTGAAAAGCATTTTCTTTATCTAGCTCTAGCTTTTTATATTTTTCATTTACTGCGTCCCTTTCAGCTTGTTCTGCTTTTGCTAAATCTCCATTGTCTTCGACTTTTGCTTCAGCAAGTTTTTTTCTTTTTTCTGCATAAGCGTCGTCAATAGATTGTATTTCCTGCTCTTGTTGGGTCTTTAATTTCTTATTAGCCTCGTGTAATATTGCCTGTGCGTCTTGTTCTTTTCTAGCTTGTTCTTCTGCTTGTTTATTACCTGCGTCGTTACCTTTCCTATCAATAGCGTTTATTTGGTTCTTGTACCCGTAAAAAGTTGATTCTAATTTATTCAACTTATCTTGTGCGGCTTCAATAGTTGCGTCCCCTTCTGCTTCTGTTTCTTTAACATTAAAAACCCAACTAGAAAGCGAATCTTGAACCGCCTTATTATTTGCTTCTAAATTCCAAGTCTTGCCCATTAACTTACCTATCTTATCTAATAAGTTAAAAATTAATTGCGAAGGCGTGGAAACAAAATCAATAATACCTTTTAAAATATCACGGTTTCTTTTAGCAGCTGCAACCTGTGCGTCTTTTGTTACTTTTGCATTTAATATACCTACTTTAGCAAGCTCGATAGCTTTTTGTGTTTGCGCTATCTTAATTTGTAAAATTTCCCTTTCACTTTTGCCCTGATATTTAAGTTGATTCGTTTGGTCGTCTAATGCATTTAGTTTCTTTTCTTCAGCAGCTAAATTCTTTTCGGTATCTGCATTAAGGTTTTTTTGTGCCGTACTTACTCCGCCAATACTTGCTTTAATATCATCCCAATATGCGACAATCGTACCCAATGCAACTATAATCAATCCAATACCTGTCGCTGCAATAGCACCTTTTAATATTTTAAAACCCGTTGCAGTTTCGGTTACTGCTCCTGTAAATAATTTTTGAACCGCAGCAGCGGCAGCCGTCGCAGCACTATTAGCCTTTTGTAATAAAGTGCTATTTTGAATAACCGCACCTAATTGTTTAAATGAGTCTATACTTTCCCCAACCGCTTGTAAGCCTTGCGAAATAGCCATTGCCGACTGAACCTTTAATAAAGTCTTTTGAACGTTATCTGATTCAGCACCGAATAAAGCCATTGCACCCTGTATCGCTCCAAACCCACCGGCAACACCTGATAGCGAAGCCGTTAATGCTTTAAACTTTGCGTCAGGGTTAAATGCTTCTGTTAACGCTTTAGCGTCCCCGATGGCGTCTTTTAATTCCGCTGCTCGTTTGGCTGCGGTGATAGCTTCCTTTGAGGTCGCACCGAATTTATCAGCTAATGCCGTTACTTCCGCTTGTGCTTCCCTAAGTTGTTTCTTAAGTGAACCTACCGAATTCGAGGCACCTGAAGTATCTACGTTTACATTTAAATTTAAATTTTCTGCCATTAGTATGTTGTTTCAATTACTTTTAATAAACTTATTTTCGTCGTGTTATATTCCATTGGGTTGTAACCCTCAACCTTATTCAATCTAAATAGTACTCCGTCAATCCAAACGTATTTACTGAAGTCTAAATTAAATATATCTATTGTATTTAATAAAGCCGAACAGGTTAATAGCTTACTATTCTTATCCGTTATTTCGTCCATATATATTTTATGGAATACATTGAATACATTGTTGCCAGTAAAATTATTTGAGCTATAAAATATTTCCTTAGTTGCGCCAAAGTTAATATCATTCTGTGGGTTTTCAGGGTCGTCTAAATGTCCGGCATATCCGTATGAGGTCAACGTAACTAACGTACTTGATAAATTCTTAATAGCCCACGAAGTAACGGAAGATATTTTCTTTACTTGCATTATTCTAATAACGCTATCCATATTATCTTCCGCACTATTTGCATTAGATTTTTTATAAATAGCCGGATATACTTTGTCGGTTCCAATCGCTTTATACAGAACTGAAGGTGCAAATATTACATCAACAGTTTCCGTATCTTTACTAAAATCAAATGAGCTATCATATAGCCTGTCACCGTAAGATTCCGAATATTTCTTTTTATAGTTCTCATTGTAAAAATCGCTATCTTCTTTAAATTTATAATTATAATACCTTGCATTTAATTCACTCATAGGCTTAATGCTCAAAGGCTTTGACCTATCTATTTTATTTGACCAATCATTCGCTTGTGAACTATCAATATCATAAAAATCAATATAAGGCTTTATAATAATATTATTCCCGTTATATCTGTCGTCGTAAACATATAGGTTAAACATTTTACAAATGCTTAAAAATAAATCCCTTTGAAATATACCTTTAGGAATACAATCATTCATATTTAGATTATCCCCTATTGATAACGGAACAGGAATTGAGGAAATAGAATTAAAACTAACTTCAGCGTCGGTAACTATAACGGGGTCGTCGTCTTTATTTTCAGCGTCGTTTGAAAACCTAAAACGTATATAGTCGTTCTGCTCCATTAATACCTCAAAACTTCCGGCAATAAAAAGACCGCCGGTAAAAAATTCACTAAAAACATCAATCCCATTTTTAACAATACTAAATGTTCCGGCAGTTGAAGTACCATTAAAAGTATAATCGAACTTTAGATTAAACGCTGCTGCTCCTGTATATGTAAATTGAGAATTCACAAGTGAAGGAACCAATCCCGAACCTGTAACAGTTGTAAATCTAACAAATGAAGTACTTATTATTGTTTGCGGACTTGTTAATACTGCATTGTTTAAATCGCTTGTAACCTTAGTTAACTGCTTTTGATTATGCGGAATAATTAGCCTCTTAAAATAATCTGTATTAAAAAAATCACATTCGTAAGTGTAATCTATATTAGCGAATATTTTATCTATATATTCCTTAATATAAATTGCCGGTCTAAATGCAGTATATTGGAAATCTATTTTATTTGTACTCACATTGCCGTAATCAATCAATGGGTAATAATATCCCTGTCCTCTTGTGGCGTCCCAACTTGCGGTAATATTTGTAGTATTATAAACGTGGTCGTAAGCACTAAAATCCAAGTCCTCTAATTTCTTATTACCGATTGCGTTCATAAGACCGCCTAATTCCCCAAATACACTACATTGGTATTCAATAGTTTCTTTGTCAACAACTATTTCTAAGACCCTTAATGTACCTTTAAATATTTGAACCTTATCAATATATATTACGCACTTAGCTGATTTACTAGCGTTGAAATTATAGTTTACGTTAGGCTTAGTTATATCGAAGTCGTTAGCGTTGCCAATGTCAAACACGAACCCAAATATTTGGTTATTCCTAGCGGTTCCCGATAATGATATTGTTTTACTAAATGAAGTATTTTTAGTTCCAAAATCGGTAACGTCGTCTATTGTGTAAGTAAACTCCGTACTTATATCCTGCAATAAATCTAGCTTGTTATCTTCAATATATATTTCCGTACTTATCATTATCTAAATTGACTTGTTAAATATTTACCAACTTCAATGTCTATTTCAAAGTTAAATAACTTATCGCTTGTTTCTAATTTATACTCATAGTTTGTGCTACTAATTGTAACAGGGAAATATGCACCTTGCACCTCCATATAAACAATCGTACTCGCAAACAACTGACCCAACCATTCGTAGTCCTGTTGGCTAACCCAATCTGAAATCAAATGGAACTTATCCTTATGCTGAATAGCGTAGTTTAAAGTCGTTTCATTGTACTTATTATAGCTATCTATATTTGACATTGTATTGCCTGATAACTGCCAATCGTTCCTTCTATAAGACGCCCTTTGTAATTCCGTTGACCTTCTGTTAACTAATGCGAATTTCATAGTGTCCCAACCGCCAAGTCTATTAAGGAAGTGTAAATTATATTGCTTGTATTTAGGATAGCACTTTTGAATAAATCGTAGCTTCCTAGATACCGCCACCCCTCTTTTCAAATAAACATTATATCCAAAGGTGTTTTCCGTTACCAATGTTCTACCTGCAAAAGTATTTATATGTCCTGCCTGACAATTAAATAAGTTCATTTCACCGCTAAAGGTAATTCCACCGCTTACGGTATCAATAACTGAACCTGATTCATTAATGACATCAACCCAAGCACTATAAGTTCCGGCAGTAACTTTAAAATAAGTAGCGTAAAAATTATCACCGTATTCAATCGTTATACTATCATTATCCCTTTCGGTAATCCAATCGTCCGTAAAGTTTTCTAGTAATAAGTTATCGTAATAATCTGATAGCACTAAAGGTGTATTGTTATTTACAAATAATATATCCGCAAATAAAGGCGGGTAATAATTGTATGCAGCTAAAGCACCTGAAGCCACGTTAGGGATTGTTATTAAATTGCCACCGCTAACGTATTCCTCCCCTACTCTAATTTGGCTATCTACTTTAATCTTATCGTTAGAAGCTACTAATATAGAACTGCCTGAAGGTTCAAAGTAATTAGTTACAAAAGAACGCACCATTGGTGACGCATTAAATACCCCATAGCTTCCTTCGCCTGAAGGAGCAGGGAATACTTTAGTTCTGCTTACTTGCGACCCGTTTACATATACGTCGTACACGAATTTAAACGAAGTCTGTCCGATATTGGTTGAACTAGAAACGAACCATAAGTCGTCGTGCATACTTGAATAAGGCGCCGGACTACTTTGTATTGTTATTGCCATCTTTTATTTCTTTTCCTATTTGTCTAATTTTTATTTGAATATCTTTTCCTAAGGCTGCTTCCATAACCTCGTAAAAGTTTTTACCGAATGTTTCTTTTTGGGCATTGTCAAAATAATGTGTTGACCTTATACCCTTTCTATGTATAGACCTAGCTACCATATACGCCAAAGACTTTTTACCGTCTATTGCCTTTTGTTCAACCCCTAGCTTAGTATATTTCTTTACTGCCGTTACCTTTAGTTTATTATATCCTAGCCATTTTTGAACGGCTGATATTGGGATAGCCTTTTTAGCCGGATTGAATTTATACGGGGTTTTACCGTCTGCTTTAATATTCTTAGTTCCCTTAACCCCTTTATTTACAAAGTCCCAATATTTAGAAGCAGGTTCACTTTTAGGGTACCCCAATGACAATGTGTAATTAGTATTGAATTTAGTGAACTGTACTTTAATATCGTTAATATCCCCTGAAGCAATCGACTTGTTTTTTCTTAAATTCTCTTGGGCAGTAGTTATAAAGTCAGCACCAAAATCCCTAAGCAGTTTCTCGATAACAGGCATATCCCCTTCCTTCATAGGGCGTTCCCCTAATGTATTTAAGAAGCCGTCCCCTAATGCTATCGCCTGTGCTTTGCTAATACTCATACTAATAAATAGAGCAAAGATATAAAAATAACTAACCCCCACCGTTTTAGGGCAGGGGTCAGAAAACCAAAAAACCACTATTTACTTAACCTTCTTTATTTGTTCCTTATCATAATCACTCTTAGCCTTTAGGTATGAAAGTATATTTAAACATTCGATTGTGCTAAGTTCATACGCTTCCGTAACTGTGCAATTTTCGTATTCGGCAACAAGTTTGGTTGAATACTGCCATCCAAAGTATTGCATAAACTTTGAACCGCCTCTTTCGCTTTTTCCTGTGTCATCCCTGTTTGCATCATTTTGTTCACCATATAATCCTGTGAAACTTCTATCCAATTTCTGTATATTTGATAAAAAAAAACCAACGAATGATAAACGTCTATAAATTTTGCGGTTAGCATATCGTCTGAATACTCCTGATGCTTACTAGCATCGTACTTTTGTTTGAACCAAATACCCAATATCCTTTTTTGTGGGATAACCATAGTAGCTGCTAACTTGTGTAAGTTATTATACAAGTCCTCACTAAATACCTTGCTTTCAATATATCTAGCAAATGGCATCTTGCTAACGTCGTAGTTTATTTTATATCTCTTAGTTTTGTTAATCTTGATATACTTAACAGGCTTGCCTTCAATCGGCTGATTTAGGAATTCAAGGATTTTCTTTAATTCCATAAACTCCTTTAATGGCAAACTATCTACCTGTGTATCGGTTAAGTTATTAACTATCGATACTAGCTTAGAATCAATTTCGATTTCAGTTAAGTATTTATCCTTAGAACTATATACATTGTATATCTGCTGATATTGCCATACGTTTATTTTCTTCCACATAGTGTCTTGATTTTGCATAAAGATAATACAATTACATATATTAAACAAGCTATCGGGATGCTAATAATAAAGAATTTTATATACTTCATAATTGACTTTTTATTATTCTAGCAATAATTTCCTTTACTAATTCCCATACCAATATTATTAATATGATTTTCATAATCTATTCTTTATAAAAGTCTTCCTGCAAAGATACTAATTCCCTAGTCATTTTTTTAAGTTCCAATTCTTTTTCAGCTAATTGCTTTTCTAGTTTTTGAATCCTTTCAATAAGACCATCTATTTCTAGCTTGTCTAATAAGCCTTGTTTTAATTCGTAGTTTGTCATAGTCATAGTTTTAAAAATATCCCCGCCCCATCTAGGAAACTAACTAACACCCATGTTTTTTAATTTATTTGATTGTTTGTGACGGGGATAATATTTTACATATTTTCTATTAAGGCAGTTGCTAACAATCCGCCAATTATAATAATAAAAAACCATTCGATACCTAATGAATCTTTAGCGTATTCAGCGTTTCTTTTAGCTAATAATTCTAATTGCTTGTCCTCTTTAGTTTTTAATCTGTTTGCCATAGTGTTTGTTTTTTAATTTTAAAATTGTGCGTTGTTCAGTCGCACCCCTGACTTCTTGGGTTAGTTATTTTTTATATGCAATTTTATTAAGTGTAATTAATGATTCTTTTGCATCTTCTTTTAATTTAATTAATGCTTCTTCAGGAGTTAAACCCATTGTATTGCTATATGGAAATTGTGTTAATTCTAATCTTTTGTTATACATTTTAATTGCCATTCCATGTTCGCCTTTACCAATTAAATCAAGTCTGCCAAAATAATAACCACTACCTGAAGTACAAGCAACATATTCTCTATTGCTTTTTCTTTCGCTGATAATGCTTCCATTTTCATCAATAACTTGATAATGAAATTTTCCTGCTTTGTTTTTAGTTTCGGTAACCTTTAATTCGTAATTCATAGTATTAGTTTTTTTTAGAATTTATTAAAAAATAATTAAGTAGTTTTTGATTTAATTTTTCATTGAATTGTTGTTCACTTTCAAAACAATTAGTTTGGCAGTAAACACCTTCATTGCAAACCAATTCACTATAATTTTCAAACCTTAAAAAATAGCCATATTGATTTGGCTCTTTTAAATATTCACCGAATAAAGACTGTAGACTTTCGGCTCTGTGACCAATAAAACCAAGATTGATACTCATTTCCTTTTTCATAGTGTTTGTTTTTTTGATACAGTAAAGATATATCAACTTATATACACAATCCAAACATTTTGCCAACTATTTTTAAACTTTGTGATGAACGGTAAATATCAAGGATAAGCGGTAAATTACACAAATGAGTATCTGCCGTTACCTCTTTTGATACTAAAGTTATTCCAAGCCAAAGCCAATGCCATCACACAGTCATCGTGGAATCCGCTAGGTGCGGAGTACTTAACCCCATTTGCAGTAAACTGATACTCAAACACTTGTAACTCATTTGTGATTGCCCCTTCAGGGAAGCCTATTCTACCCTGTTGGATTGCGGTTGCCAAGCCTTCCATAAGCTGCTGCTTACTAGAACTTGTAAACTTTAACCCCTCAATGGCTATCCCTTCCCTTTGTAAGTCCTCTAGGATAGGGTCACCAACTCCTGTGCTATCCACCAATATAGGGCATCTTGGTAGCCTCTTTATATTTTCCTTAGTATTATGCCAATCCATTTGATAGCGGTCAAAATAAGCCACGTTTCCGTTATTATCTAGTCCTATGATTACGGTATGGTCAACTGATTTAGCAAGGTCAATCCCGAACGCTACTATTGGCTGATTGCTCATAGGCTTAGTACAATCCACAATAAATTTATTACCGAATGGGTTGGCGCTATTCTCACTAGGGTTTGCCATATACTCCTGCTCAAACACTACATTAGGCAGTTGCATCCTAGCTTCGTCTATTTCCTGTGGGTCAATATACGGATTATCATAGCTAGTGAACTTGAATGAAGCCCAATCATTTTCCCCCGCCTTCATAAATAGGCTATAAAAATAATTTTTGCCTCGTGGGGTTGAAAGGAATATTGCCTTCCCTTTATAGTCGGTTAGCGTAGGTCTAATACTATTCTGCCAACCGGCTTCTAAGTCAGGGATAAATGAAGCCTCGTCTATAATAACTAAATGGAACTTGCGACCTCTTAGGTTATCTAATCGCTCCCCTGTAAAGAATTCAACCTGCCCACCATTGGGAAAATCTATTTTAAGGTCAGACTTGTTTTTAGGCAATTCTAGGGACTCAGTTAATTTACTAAAGAAAACCTTAGCCAATCCATAAGTAGGGGTTATATAAGCAACAGAAAAGCCTTTAACCGCATAAGTGATTGAAAGTATCTGTGATAGTTCCGATTTGCCAAATCTACGACCACACATAACAACCCTGAAACGCTTATCGCATTCAAGTATCTTCTGTTGGTTTGCGTGTGGATTAGGAAGGAATATCTGCATTATAAAATGGTTTTACCATCTACAAAGATAACTTCTATTTTATTATCGGATTTAATATCCATTTGCTCCTTAGGTTTGCCATATACCCTAGTAAGCAAAGTATCTAAGGAATATAAACTTCCGTTACTCATAGACTTTAAAATAGCTTTTGCAATAGTCTTTTCTAATACTGTCGCCTTATCGTTTGTGCTAACTGATTTTAGTTCGTCTTCATCCATAGACATCAAAGCCTGTATGCTATCATTTATTTCGGATAGTTTATACCCTTGCTCCTTCAAAAGACTAACGTACTTTCTAGGTCTTCCATTAGGATTGCCTGATTGCCCTTTTGGGAATTGATGTTCTATAATATCCTGTGCTGCCATTGTGCTGATATTGTGTTGTTTTATTTATCTAATTTAGATTTAAAATGCTCACAAAGTTTATCCATTTTCCCTATGTAGTAAGTCATAAAATCTTTGTAGCCTTCATTATCTTGCTGATAGTTTATATACAAAATACCCCTCAATCTTTGTGATGGGGTCTTGTTTGATTCTAGGTCAGTCTTAATACTATCAATGTTATCTAATTCATCCGACTGAAACGTTTCCTCTTTAATAGCTATATAGCAAAACTTTTGATTCAATTGGAAAACTTGTGCTGCATCATTTGGGGATAGTTCCTGTGTGCCAAATGTTACTTTGATAGTCTTGTCCTTTCTAGAAGTTAATCCTTCTATTTGTGCCGGTAGTATTATCATAGTTAGAATTTACCAATGAATTGATTGTTTTGACATTTGATAAATAACCTGCTAAATTGTTTAAACCATTTTTTCATAGTGTTATCTTCCTTGTCCCTTGTAGGGTTTTGGTTTTGGTGAATGTTTATTATAAGATTTCTTTGCCTGTCCTCTTTTGCGTTTGCCAAATGATACTTTGGTTGAATCGTTTTTACCTTTTGCCATCTAATTTCTCTTTATGTATTTCTTTTAAATATTCAATATATTGTTTCTTATCCCCGTACTCAATATGATGCTTCCTACATAATGCCATAAGGTTTCCTATCTTGTCAGCCTCTTTATTCCCTCCCATTCCCCTTGCTTCTATATGATGTATGTCAACCGCTTTAGCACCACAGGATTCACAAGGGATAAAATCTTCAATGCCATATCCGAAATAGTCTAAATATATTTTAGTGTGCTTCTTCATTAAACATTATGAAGTTCAAAGATACAAATATAAATCCTATATTTAAACTATGATGTAGTTCGCTATATTCGTCAACCGTATATCCCAAAGAAACCCCTAAATGAATAGTGCTTGTTAATATGCCTAATGATATTCTAAAATTACCAAATTGAACAAACCATTCCATTATTTATCTATTTGTTTTAGTTTGTTTATTGCCCACTCAATACCTGAAGTACCACCCCACGCATCCCACATAAGTCCACCGCAACCTTCTGAATAAGGTACGTCTTTATTCTGTTGGTGTCTTTTAAAGGATGCCATTCTAGCTATCGTGTCCCTAGATATATTTTCTTTATTTGCTAATTGGTTCGCTCGTGCTTTTCCAACTGCCGTTCCGCATTCACCCCAACCGTTTTCCTCTGCCCACTTTAAGGCTCTCTTTGCATTATTACTAGCTGATTCCGGATAGTCGTTATAAGTTTCTTCGTACTTGCCACCTGCTAATATGGCTTGCCATACGCTTACTGCTTGTTCACGAGTTTCGTAAATACAAGCACTTTGTCCAACTTTCCATTTTCCGTTACTGCATTTAATTACCGGCATTGCCTATCAATTTATTATAAATAGCAAATCTTTTGTTATTTATAGTGTCTAAGTTATAATGCTCATTGCAGTATTCAAATAGCTTCTGTCCGTATTCAATACGTGCCGCATCGTCAAAGGTTAATAGCTTAGTCCAATAATACCAATCCTTTTGATTATTTACATAGCACAAAGGCATATCTTTATAAGGATGAACGTTGCTGACAATGGCAGGATTTCTTTTAGATGCAGTTTCTAAAACCTTTAAATTCGATTTCATACTATTGAACTTATTATCTACCAAAGGAATAAGACTAATATCAGAATCAGCATAAGCACCCATATATTTAGTAACTTCGGAATAGTCATAGATAGTTGGATTTAATTTTAAGCCATTAGTAAATACTCCTATCATCCTATCCCAAATATGTTTTTCCCCTAAATTGTAACCGGCAATAACTGTCTTTACAGGGAAGTTTATTTTTTTCATTGGGTTGCGTAATATGTCCATATCAGCAGAATGCGTTCCCGAACCTGACCAAAACAACCTTACTAAATCTGATTCAATCTTATTATCCTGAAACTGTTCTTTGCCATAAGGTAAAGCGTTAGGAAGTATTTCGACATTAGTATTAAATTTATATATTTCCTCCGCCAACCTTTCGTGTGTGCAAGTGCATAGGTCAGCTACTCGCATATACTCAGTTATTATTTCAGATATATTACTTTCCTGATACCTTTGATATAAAACGTGAGATGGGGGTAAAATCCAATAATCGTCGTTATCTACAATTAATTTGAAATTATATTTCAATTTCATTTTAACTAATAGCTTTGCATCAGTTGAAGTTAAAAATCTATTAAATATTACTATATCATAATTATTGTCAAACACTACTTCGTTTATAGTATCTGTAATTAAGCAATAGTCTTTTTTCATATTGACTAAAGGCATCATTATCCTATGATACCCAACCCCGCTAAATTTACTTGTAACTGCTAATATTCTCATAATGGTATATAATACGCTTTAGTTCCATCCGTATAAGCTGATACGTTTTGATTATGTAAATCCCAAGTCTTTTTAACTAAGTCCATTTTATTGTAACCATATTTATCAGTACCGTTCTGTTCTAAGTGGGTAGCTTTTATAGATGGAACAAACTTTGTATGCAATCCTGCTGCCCTTACTCTTGTGCAATAATCTAAATCTATTGCTCCGTATGGGTCTAATTCCTGATTAAATGCACCTACTCTTTTTATAGCTTCTTTAGTAATTGTAAAGTTTCCTATTAAATCTAATGAATCACCTGAAAAGCCATCTAAAGGAATTGAACATATCCCAATACTTTTATCTTGTAAAAATTCGTTTCTAATTGTAAGCCAATTATTAGGTTCTAAAA